TTTACAAAAAAGATCAGGCCATGTTTATTTTATATATAAATGTGCAGATCCTAAATTGTGTGAAATATTAAATATAGATATTAATGAACAAAATTCAAAAATATATAAAATTGGTAAAAGTTGCACAACTAACGTTATAAATCGTGTTGTAGGACAGATTGATATTATTAGATTTGATAGATATAAAAGAGTTTATAGACCAAAAGATAAAAATAAAAAAATTTTAGCAATATCAAAATTATTAAATTATGAAGTTTATAGTAAATTAGAAAAAGATTTACATAAAAAATACGCAAAAAATCGACTAGGAAAAAGTGAAGATTTTATAGGATTAACTAAATATGAAGTAGAAGAAATAAAACAGATACTTGGTGGTGGTATATCTGTTAAGGAGTTAAGACATTTATGAATGAAATTACAATAAGGGTGGTAGGAATCCCTGCTCCTCAAGGATCAAAAACCTTAACAAGATATGGTGCGATGATTGAAGCATCTAAAAAGGTAAAACCTTGGAGAAATGATGTAAAAGAAGCTGCACTTGAATGTTATAACAGTGGAGCATTGAACTTACCTGTAAGGGCAGATATAGAGTTTGTTTTTCCAAGACCTAAGTCACATTATGGGACAGGAAAGAATGTCGATGTGTTAAAACCTTCAGCACCAAAGTTTTGTACAAGTAGAGGTAATGGAGATATTGATAAGCTGTCTAGATCCACTTTAGATGGATTGTCTGTTAGTGCAGGAGGAAGTGTATTAGAGGATGATTCTCTTGTCGTTGAACTTAATACAAAGAAGAGATATATAAATAAAGATGAATTACCAGGAGCATATATTGCAATATCTTCCATTTGTGATTAGTATACTAATAGTATACTAATACTAATTAAACATGACCACCACTCTCCCTAATCTAGCTGGGGTAATCAAAACTACTGACATCTATAAAAAGATGAAGTTTGATTATGTCGCTTGGGCTAAAACTGCACAGATACTAAGAGAACACGCTCCTGGTTGGCAGTTCTGTCTTGATAAATCCACTTCTGAAGAAGGTATATCATCTTATATTTTCCAAGCTCCCGATGGAACTGGTTTTCTTATGGGATATTTTGAACACATTGATACAAGTGTCAAAACTACTCTCTTCCCCTTTGCTATCACAGATAACGCAAATAGACCTTTATCAAAGATTTCTTCTGTTAACTTTCAAAATTCACATCGTAGATGTCTTTGTGCCTGTGCTTGCTTTACTTTTGGATTAGCTTACGAATTATGGGCACAGATTGAAATTGATGAAGCGAAACAGGTCACACCCGAACCTAAGAAAGGAATTACAAGGACTCCTACAAAACCTAAACAAGAACCCGAACCTGTTGAATCCATTGAAGATAAGAACTATGGTAAGCCTATAGCACAACCTGCTTTAGAAGCTGTCGTACAGAAGATTATGAACTTATCTGAAAAGTATCCCAAGAAAAAAGATGAAGTTCTTAACAAGTACAAATCTCAATTTGGAATTACATCTGAAAAGATTGGCCCTGCTGACATAAGAACTGCGGAACAAGGTCAGTTTCTTACACTTCTAATAAATGAAATTGATTCAACTCTATGACTCAGGAAGAAGCGGAATTTGCAGGGAGACAAGTTCTAGATCAACTTCAAGAACGCAAGCTAGATCGCCATAAAGATTACAACAGAAACATCTTTTCTATTCGTACAGATGATCAGCTTGCTGAAAAAATAAGAACTTTTTGCAAAGACAATAAAGTTCCTCCCAATCAATTTATTAAAACTGTCCTTCAAAATTATTTCAATGACGAACTCAAAACAACAATTCAATCCAGCTCTACCTCTTCCTATCAAATGGAACATTAGTGATGATCGTTTCAACGAAAATCAACAAGTGTTGAGTCTCACAATACCAGTTGATTCTGTTACACATTTAATAGATCATTTAAAGAACCTTGTTAATACAAAAGCAAAACAAGGAGAAGTATATGATTTCAACAAAAAAGAAAAAGTTAAAACTCAATGTATACAAATCTACAGTAAAGCGATGGAAGGGCCATACGGAGTATTTGGCAATATTAATCCACAAAAGGTCGAAGATGCCCCTGATCTAAACCAAATGGCATTTTGATAGAAACTTTAAAAATTCTTGATACTTTTGCAGGTATCGGTGGTTTCTCTTATGCTGCACATGAACTTGTCGGAGGATTTGAAACCACTCAATTTGTTGAGATTGATCCCTTCTGTCAAAAAGTTTTAAAAAAACATTTTCCCAAAGTTCCCTGTCATGACGATATCAAAACCTTCACAGCTTACCCTGGACAATATGATGTCATCACAGGAGGTTTCCCCTGCCAAGACATCAGTGTTGCAGGAAGAAGAGAAGGAATTACAGACCAATCCCGATCAGGTCTATTTTACGAACTCATCAGAGTCATACGCCTGGTACGACCAAAATTCGTTGTCATGGAAAACGTGGCAGCGATCCTTAATAACGGATTGGACATCGTTCTCGGAGAACTTTCCGAAGCAGGGTACGATGCAGAATGGTCAATTATATCTGCAAGTTCACTGGGAGCAGCCCACAGACGTTCAAGGTGGTGGTGCGTTGCCTACACCAACGACTATGGATCATCTTCCTCCTCGATCAATGAGATCAATGATGAAACAGACTCAAGTCCACAGGAAAGGCAGAACCAAGTTAGCAAATCTTCGGGAAGCAGTGAATCCTCAGACAGTAGAATTGTTCGATCATCTGAGGGGAATGTTACCGACTCCAACAGCGAGGGATTACAAAGGAAGATCCTCAGTAAAATGGAATCAGGAATATGGTCAGCGAAACATACCAGACGTCTTGACCCAAACTGGCGATCATATGTCAGTAAGCCCATACTTCCTAGAGGAAGTTATGGGTTATCCAATCGGGTGGACAGAACTAAAGCCCTAGGCAATAGTATTGTTCCAGCTGTTGCTGCAATCCCACTTCAACGTGTTCATGATCTTTATTTCAAATGAAACCAATTAGAAAATCAGTTGAAAAATTACGCAAACTTAAGGAAATAAGACGTAAAAATCTTGAAAAAAACTTTCTAGAAATTCAAATGAAAGGTCAGGATCATTATGTTTTTATTAAAGAAAATGGTAAAGCACAAGTAGTTTACGATGAAGGCCGTTGGGTTACTGAACACATAAGAACTGCAATACTTAAATATAATTACGAAATTGACAAGATAGATAAATTATTTATCAGAGACTTTACTGATGAAGAACTTAACGAATACGAAAAAACTTTGCAATAGGATTTCTTGGTTTTCTTTTTCTCATTTCTACTACAACACGATCAGCTTCTAATTCTATAAGTCTATTCAACAAAGAAGCCATAAAGATATCTTGGTCAAACTTCTTTCTGACCATATGAGTGCAGTATCTTTTCACATTATCTAAGTTATCACTTTTCATTATTTCTCTACATTGCATTTCAATTTCTAGTTCCAACTCTGGAGGTGCTGGTTCTATATCGATGTTGAGAAATTTAGTAATTTTCATTTCATTGCAGGAGGAAAAAGTTGTTTTTCTAATATTGCAACCGCTTTATCATCCAAAGTATTGGTAGTTTGCTTTGCAATTGATTTTAATAAATCTATGACTAATCTTTTAACAGCAGTTGTTGTTAAAAACGTCATTAAAATTGGTTTTAAAATTTTGTACATAAAAAAATATATGTTGTATCCCAAACATACCAAAGATTAACGATTCTGACCTTCTATACGACTTACGGCTTTTTCTAGCTGATTGATTCGGTTAAATATTTCTCTTATATCTCTTTCTCTTCTGTTGCTTATATTAGACAACACCATAAGAAAAGCTGTAGCTGCTGCTCCAATTAGTGCTGCGTGTACCTCTGGCATTGATTTAGGCTATATTTATGTATAGTATGACTAATAAAACCTAGTTATGACAGAAGAAGTCAAAAAAGGTCCTCTTCAAAAACTCAAGGAAAACATTACTGACAAGGAAGAGCAATTAGCTTTTATCTCAGTTGTAGTAAGGCTAGTTGTTGTTGCTTGGAGTGGATTTATAGTTTCTCTAAACTATATATCAATCCCAGGATATAGTAATGAACCCAAGGACATCACGTTTCCTGCCAGCTTGCTGACGGGAGCACTTGCCAGTTTCGGTCTGGAAGGTGCTAAGAAAAGAGGTGATGGTACATTCAAGCCAGAAGATAAACCACTGAATAAAAAAGAAGTAGAAGCGTTACTAGCATCACAGTCAGGAAACTATCAAACAATTAGAATAGAGACACCCATCAAGATTCTTGGTGCGGAAATTGTTGATCGTGACCGCACACCACCTAAAAAATGAAAAAACTAATCCCACTTTTACTATTAGCAACAACACCTGCTTACGCTAATATCAAACAGGAATTTGTAACTTCTGCACAAATTTCTATTGACTCGCCTTATGTAATTACGAATGCTGCACCATCGAGTTACAGCATAAGCGGAAATAATATCACAACTTCAACAGGGACAGGAGACAGTGTAGTTACAAATGCTATAGGTGGTTTAAATCTTGGTAGTTTTGGTAGCAATGGAGCACCAAACGCAATACATACAAATAAAACAGTAACAACTGCTGGATCTGCCTTTTCTCTCAGCGAAAGTTATCAGGCTGGAGATGGATCTCAAAGTGCAATCACTCCTTCTAGCGGAATAGCAAGCCTCCCTGTACTTGGTGGTACAACTACTGTTATCTCAGGAGGTACTGCTGGTAATCTTGGCCTTACTTCAGTTTCATCAGGAATCCATACCTGTACTGCTGGAGGGTCAGGTACTAGCTGTATTGGCTCTACTACTGTCCGTATTACGATTGACTAGACTTTGGTTACTGGTTTTACTAATATGTCCTATAAGAACACTTGCTGTTCCTGTAGTTCCACAATTTCGTAGTGGTAGTTCAACAACTTCAAGTACCTCTGAATCCGTAATAAATGAAACTATTACAAGTCATCAGTATCGAACAGGATACACTTACTCTGCATCAGGACATAATGTTGAAAGTTCTGATCTTGATGGATATATCAACCCCACAGCTACAACTCTTACAGAACAAACAGTTGGAGGGGTAAATTTTAGTTGGACTTCACCAAGCTTAGAAGCAGTTCCAAGATGGAAAATAGTAACTCCAGGATCAGCCTTTTCTCTTCAAGAAACTCTGATAACTCCAGGATTAGACACAGTAACCACAATAACAAGAACAATAAACACAACAACTACCGTAGAAACTACAACTACCTTTGGGCAATAGCTTTATTTCTCTGTCCCGTCAAAACCCTTGCAAACACTACAGTCGCATCGCCTTCGAGTAATGCCCAAGGTGTAGTGAACAATAATGCAACCATGATAACTCCGTCATCAATGCCTTCTTTTCGTATGAGTCAGGGTATTGTCTGTTCTTCTCCTAGCCTAACGATTACACCTTATGTAACCGATGCTCATTCTTTTTCTTTACCTAGAGAAAATGTTACTAGGCAAAATATTTATGATGAGAATACTGGAGACATATTATATGTACAAGAAACTCCTAGATTTGAGAAGGAAAACTTTAATTTAAATTATGGAATAAGTATGCAGCTAAACATTCCATTAGGAAAGTCACCTGATCTTTGTCATAGGGCAACAGAAATAAATATTAAAAATCAAGAATTATTGTATAAGAAAACTTCGCTCGAAATCTCTCTTCATAGGCTCAAAATATGTTCTGAGCAAGCAAGATTAGGTGTTTACTTCAAACCTAACACTCCTAGTGCTGTTACTTGTGAAGATATTGTTGTTGAAATCCCACCAAATCAAGTTATTCCACATACACACGAACTAAAAAAGCAGTAGGCAAGCACGGTTAGACTTGCCCACCTAGACGCCCTATCCATTGCCTTGTCGAATAGGGTTCTTTTATTTTACCTTATCTTTCTTCTTTGTAAGTTTCTTTACGATATTTTTTATAGCTGGTTTTATTAAATTGAGAATAAGAGGGCTACTCGCAGCCACAAGACCAATAACAGCAGTAGAAACAATAGTGCTCGGTTCTGGGATGTATTGATCCACAAAAGGAACGTCTTCATATAGAGTGATGCACTCAACCCCATCATCTCCTCTTTTATGACCAATGACACGTTCTAATCTTTTTTCGTTACGAAAGTCTCCTACTCTCTGATCTTTTTTACCAGGACAGGGTTCTAATTCGATAACTTCATCTTTTGGTATTTCTGGTATGTTCTGTTGCTTTGTTTCTGGTAAGGGTGGGGTTTCATTATTAACAGGAACTTCTTCTGTAATGACCAAATTCTCAGGTGTATAGTCAAGAGGAACAAAACTAGGCAGTTGAAAATCACACGTTGTATATACTCCATTAGGATCATCCAATAACAAATTACGATTACCTGTATTTTTTATATCACGATGCTGATAAGTACAACCAGGGACATCTATATCATTTAATCTAGGTATATCAATATAATGCTGACTATAGATTTCTGGAACGTTTGGAACGTATATCTCAGGAATACTTATATTAGGTATTTCCAATTATTTTTTAATAAAAGGAATAGATTGACCTGTTTGACTTGGTAAAGCATTATCTAATACTTTAGGCATCATTCCTTGTACATTTCTTAAAACTTTGTTCATCATTTTTGTCTGGAACTGTTCTGAAGTTACATACTTGTAACCAAAGTACCCTCCACCAATAACAGAAGTTACCATTACAAATGAGACAATACTCAAAATGTTAGCAATTTTTTGAAACATGATAAAATTTGCAATTTTAAAAGCACTATCTTTTACAAGTGTGCTTGTTTTACTGTTAATTATAGGTCTATCTCCTCTCTACGTCACGATGGGTCTAATTCACCGCCAAATGATCGAGAAGAAAAGTTAAGTTTTAGCTTGTTTTGCGTCTGAAGGTTTTATTTCCTGTTCTTGATTTTTTGTAGATAATAATTGTGCCTGTGCATCTTTTACACCTAAAATTGCACCTTGATACCTGTCTTCATTTTTACAGGCAATCTCATAAGCACGTTTAGCTTCTTCTTTTTGAGTTTGAATACTAATAAGCTGTTGTTCGTACTGCTTGATTAGATCATCTAGTGGATTAGTCATGCTGCTATCTCCTTAACTGTTATTGTCGAGATAGGAAACATATAAATGGCTTGATCATTTTGTTGTTGAGATCTGTTTATATATACATCATCATTATTAAATAATGATGCGAATTGAATTTTATATGTAAGAGAACTTGTAGAACTTGGTGAATCTAAAAATTCAAAAGAAGCATTACGAAGGCCAAATGCACTTGAAGAAGTATTAGTTGAAAAACTTGAAAAACTTACGTTTGATTGATTTCCAGTTCCTGCCGTTCCTAAACCTATAGCAGTTGAATCTCTAAATACTTTAAAGCCTGTAAAAGTATTGTCATCACCTCCAGCATAAACATTACAAGTAACTAAAATTTTATTTGAAGTTGATGCTGGTGTAATTGATACTGACAAACCAGAAATATCTGCAAAAGTAGCAGAGGTAGTGGATGCTGTATCTGTTTTAACTGCTTGTACAACTTGAAGAATATTACCTGTGTTATTTGGAAAGGCACATTTTCCAGTATTATCAAACGTGATTGCATCACTTGATGCTCCTGTGTGCCTAATACTATTAACAATTAATCTACTGCTCATGGCTTGGGATTAGCATCTTTAACTGCTTTGATGTGGGTTGCCCACGTTCCAGTTGTATCAAGTTTACCTGCAACAATATCCTTGTACAACATATCTAATTGATCTCCTAAAGAAGCATAGACAGTAGAACCATTTGTTGTTCTATCAGTTTTGTACTTAACAGCAGCAGCTTCGTCATCCAAGGCTTTTCTTGCTGTATTTATTTTAGTTTGAGAAAGCGAGACAGATTTACCATCTTTATCAAACGCTCCAGCAGAGTCATCAATAGTAACGACTATACCTGCGTATGCTTTGTAAATAGCTTCGTGATCAAGTGCCATAGTGTTTTACTTTTAATTATAGAAGATAGCCATTATGCTGCTACCTCCATAAGAGTTACAAAAGATGTTGACCTTCCATCATAGGCAACTAAATCAGTATCTCTTCCTGATCTATTAAAAAATGCTGTGTTTGTATTAGATGTTCTAACTTTAATACGATAGACTATTGCACTTGTAGAAGATGGAGAATCTAAGACTTCATTACCAAAAAACATTGTAGATTGATCATCTGTATTTATCACACTAGAAGCTCTTGACCTGTTACCTGCTGCATCAGCCTGTCCTATATCTGTTGAATCTCTGTAAATTGTGACATAAACATGGTTTAGATCACCGTTTGTACCACCATTAACACCATATCTAATTAATATCTTATTAGAACTAGCACTAGGAGTTATAGTTGCAGTCATTAAATCTACATAAGTTTGACTTGTTGTAGTAAAGGCGTCTGTTTTCTTTGTATGTACAACTTGAATAATATTACCTGCCTTTGGGTTTGTTGTTGTCAGTACCGTTCCATCAGCAGTCGTAGGTAACGTAATAATACGATCATCACCTGTTGAAGAAGGTGCTTGAAAACTTACTGAACCTCCACCTGATGTTGCGTTTAGTTTAATCTTCCCCGTCATGCTGCTATCTCCATCACTGTAATACTTGAGGGTACACTTGCTCTATAATTAGCATCTGCCCATTGATAACTTCTGTTAACATATACGTCATAACCAGTGTAAGAACTTGCAAATTGTACTTTATAAGTAATAGCAGATGTTGTATTTGGAGAATCTATAAAATGCCCATTATAATCATTCATTCGCCTATCACCCACACCATCATTTGCAGAAAAATGATAACTTGATGCCTGTGTTCTATTACCGTTTGCATCACCAACATATATTGCAGTTGAATCTCTTACTAGACGAGCAGTTGCAGAAAAGCTTGCATTATTAGACGATAGTACAATTTTATACATTACCAAAATTTTATTTGAACTTGAAGATGGAGTAATAGAAACTGTCACTGCATCTTGAAAAGTCATACTTTGAGTACTTGCTGTATTGGTTTTAACTGTTTGTTTAACTTGGATAATAGACCCACTAGACATTGCTGAGTCTGGTAAGGCCGCCAAACCTGTTACTACTCCTGTATTTCCGTTGATTGATACTGCCATCTAAACCACCGTGAATGTTGAACCAGAAGGTACAGTTAAAGTATAAGTCGCTAATGAAAAAGGGCCAGCTACCATACCATTTTTATTAGTACCAACTGTAATATTTCCTGTTGCTGTTGCAGGATTTTGAAATATGCTATCTGTTTCTCCTCCAGCAGAGATAGCATTCGTAGATGCAGCAGTTATTCTACCCTGGGCATCAACTGTAATAGCTGGTATTGCAGTAGCCGATCCATAACTACCTGCACTAACAGCAGTATCAGCAAGTCCAGCAGCTTGTGCTTTGGTTAATCCCATTAATCAGCCTCCTCTGGTGTATTACCTTCTGATACCCATTCTAGATACTCTTGGTAATCTGTGTTTGCTTCATTTTTTGGAATCCAATATTTAACTCCAAAATCATCAGTACCTATTATTTGTTGTATTGTCTGACCACAATATTCTTGGTTGTGAAGTTTGTAGCTTTTCATAATTCTGCGGATAAAATAATACGAGCAGCTGTAGTGTTACGAGCTTCAACAAACATAGGTCTATATGCTGTAACTCCACTAGAGTGCGTAAATTGTATTCCAGTTGTCATTGAACCATTTACACTTCCCATTCTTTCATAAGCTGAACATTGATAACCATTAGATGAATCACTTACTTGTAAGTCTCCGATAGTAGGTACGCTGACTGTTGGTGCTGTTCTCATTGGTATGGGGTGAAACATTTGTATTCTTGTTCTTGTTGAATCATAACCCCAGCCTGTGCCAAATCTTTCATAATTATCAGTAGCAGGTCCAGTACCACCAGCCACATAGCAGTATCTCAAACAACGGTTTAACTCATCTCCAAATGACCTGTGTTCAAAATCTGTGGCTGTGCTGCCAACTTCTAATTGAACTCCTGTAATCTCAAATGTCGCATCATTTGTTGTGTACCACGTTGAAGTTTGATTTGGTGTTTGACTGGTAGCATCTCTAGCAGCCCATGCATTTAAAGGTCTTGTACCTGTATCATTAGTTCCGTTAAACATTCTCCATGTAAGAAATAACCCGATACCATTATCATTATTTAAAATAATATTTGAATTACCAGTAATTGTTTTAGTTACCTTAGTCCATGTATCAGCAGATAAAGAACCTGTTTCCATGACATAGTTGTAAACACTTCCATTGTGTGTTTGCAGATCAAAATAAAAATTCTGTGCAACACTTGATTTAACCCAAAAGGAAAAAGTTATATTACTAGATGATGATAGATAATTCCAACCAGAATTAGCTAAATCTTGATCTTCAACTTTATATCTTACTAATATAGAATCACCAGCACCAGCACCACCTGTCTGGTTTCCATTAGTTATCCTTAATGCTTTTCTAAATCCTAAAGTGTAAGGTGTAGTTCCACTTGCTACATCTACCTGTGCTTGAGTAGGTGCTTCATCAGTACCACCATAAGTTGTAAGAAATCTATCAACACTTCCATATCCGTCAACAGTAGATGACGTACCACGTTGAGCCACTTGCATAGCTCCGTTAATTACTAAATTACGATTACTTAGGTTATTAGTAATGTTGGCAGTACACGTTCCATCATTAGCTAATGTGATCGCATCACTTGATGCACTTAATCCTTGTAATGCTGCAACTTTTAATGTACTCATGCTCCCTCCAATGCTGCTACTCTAGCTTCTAGAGCTTCTCTTTTGGCAATTTCTTCTTGTAATGCAGCAGTTAACAAGGGAACAAGTTTACTCTGATCTATGCCCTGATAAATAGGATTATTGTCAGAATCTACTTCATCTTTAGTTCCTGTTATTGCTTCTGGCACTACTGGTGTTACTTCATGTGCTATAAATCCATCTACTGTTGTATCTTTATCAATTTTAAAGTTGAATCTTGATGGCTTAAGGGTTTTTAATCTTGTTATGCCATCAGATATAGCAACTACATTTTCTTTTAAACGATAATCTGAAGATGTGTTGTAGGAAGTTCCTGACGTAGTTACATCAACTGAACCAACATCAGTATTAGCTCTTTGAAAACGTACACATTCTCCATTGCTATCATGTCTTGCAAAGATCGCTGCATGAGTACTTTTTACACCTACAAGCACACCTGCTGTGGGGTGTATCACTATACCTGTTCCATCAGTATGAGGTGCAGTATTTGTAGTGCCAACAAAAGTTCTCCCAGACGAATCTATACGCATACGTTCTGTATTTGATCCACCAGATGCTTTAGTGCTGAAACTTAATTGACCACTATCAGCGTTAGATGTTGATACACAATTTACAGTACCAGTTTCAACAAAATTACCACTACCATCTTTATGTCTGAAAGCTAGTTGATTTCCAACTGCACCTGCATTATCTCTGTCAAGACGCAACATATCACCAAAATTTGCTTTAACGTGCAAAATAGTGTCAGGTGTTGTACCTATACCTACTTTCCCAGACGCATCTATTCGCATACGTTCTGTATCTGAGCCACTTGACCTTCTATTAAAAGCTAACGATCCATCCCCTTGATTTACATCTAATATGTAACCATGGTCACCTGTATTTTGTTTTAAAAATAAGTTATTTTCATCAGAACTTACAGTTAATTTAAAACTTGGTGATGCAGTTCCAAGACCTACGTTGCCAGAACTATTTGCAGTAACAAACGACCCATCACCTGCGTAATTATCGTTTAAAGTAATAGTTCTATTGGCAGCAGGGTTAGACGAAGGAGCAGCTATGATAACTCCATTTCCACCGCTATGTAACAGCTTAAGTGAACTCATTATGTATCTCCTAAACGAATAATTGTCACATTTGATTCACCCACATCAGCATCTCCTCTTAATTCAGTATTTGCACTAAAACTATCTGTTATAAAATAAAATTTTACATTGGATGTGTTCGTGACATCTAAAATATAATTTTGAGTAATTGTATGATGGACACTATTATTATTTTCTCCAGCCCTCCAATCAGCTACAGTATTATAATTAGTTCCATCATGTGAAACTTTTAAGTTGATTTCAGCAAACGTATCATCAGCATTTCCTATAAAAAATGCAAAAGTACCTATTATATTGTATATACCAGTTGAAGGAAATGTAAAAACTCCAGATGATACTGACATACTACTTCCTATTCTGCCAGGTTGATGATTAGCAGTAGAAACTTGATTCCAGTTTGTTATTACTGCCTCTGCTCCAGCAGTTGTATCAGAACTCATTCTCCAATGATCGACCATTGTTATACCTTGAGTAGCTAATCCACTTGCTAAAGTATCGGCATCTACACACCCATCTGGCAAACCTCCAACTGAGATTCCTGTTATCGTTCCTGATCCGTTTAATACTATTGGCATAATTTACCTCCTAGACAATAACATAGCGTGAACCTGATGGAATTGTAACCGTTACTCCATTTGCTATTGTTATATCACCTGCACTTAAACCTGACTTGTTTGTAGTCATAGTGTAATTATTTGAAATTGTTAAAGAGTTTTCTGTAATACAACCATCAGCAACTTGTGACGAAACTCCTGTTAAGTTAGATCCATCTCCAGCATAAGATGTAGCAGTTAATTCTCCAGTAGCAGAGTTAAATGTAAGGTTTGATCCAGATTTTAATCCTAAATCTCCTGTAGCTGCGGTAGCAAACAAAGGAAAACAAGTAGTATCGGAACTCTCATCTGCAATAGTAGAAGTAGTTGCATTACCAATCGCAACCTGAGTTCCCATATTGACAATAAAATATGTAGCACCACTAGGAGGAGCAGAATCAAAAATAATATCTGTACCGCTAACAACATATCCCTCTGTCATATCTCCCTGCCCAGTTCCATCATTAGGCTGTTGCATTACACCATTGATAGATACTCTTAATATTTCTGCATTAGTAGGTGTTACTGCTGTACTTGTTCCTTTAGTAACTAGCTTAAATCTATAAGCAGAACCATTGAATGTAGCTGATCCTCCACCAGTTCCAGATGATGATGCAATATCTAATAAATCTGCTGTCCCCGAAGTACCAGTAGAACCTCCAATCTCACCCCATCCACTTCCGTCATAACCTTCAAATTCTGATGTCTGACTATTAAATCTAAACATACCAGCAGAAGGAGATCCTGGTCTTTGTGCTGTAGTTCCAGAAGCTACATCAATAGCTCCAGTTCCTGTCATTAAAATATTGCCACTTGTGGTTAAAGAGGTAAGCGTACCAACAGAAGTAAGACTCGAAGTAACAACTGTGCTTTTTAATTCAGTTCCTGTTAAAGTCCCTGCTGCTGCCGTTACTGTAATATTTGCAGATCCATCAAAAGAAACTCCGTTAATTGTCCTTGCAGTCTCTAAAGCTGTTGCTGTAGCAGCATTTCCTGTAGTGTTTTGGTTAAGAGTGCCTACAACAAAATCTATAGTGCCATCACTATCTTGGTACGTTACTGTTATACCTGTTTCAGTATTACCAGTAAGCATACCGCCAACAATATCTTGTACCTCTTCATTTGTAAGAGTTGCAGTTATATAACCAGCACCATTTGTAATCGCATTATTGTTTAAAGAAATATTAGCTGTTCCATCGAATGAAACTCCAGCTATAGTTCTAGCAGTTTGTAATGAAGTAGCAGTTGCCGCATTTCCAGTACAAGAACCAGACGATCCAGAAGTATTACCAGTTACGTTTCCAGTTAAATCACCAACAAAACTTGTAGCAGTTAACGCTCCAGATGATGAATTAAATGTAAGATTTGTTCCTGTTTTAGGTGGTAAGTTACCTGTCTCAGCCGTCACAAATAAGACGTTACAAGTAGTATCTGATGACTCATCAGCAACAGTTACATTAGTAGCTATAGCAGAAGTACCTGTAAAATTAGTTGCAGATAAAACCTGTGTACCAGCTACTTTTAAAACTTTTCCAGAAGCAAGATCAATATGTTCAGAACTTGTCCAAGAATCTGTTGAATCTACCCAATTCCAAGTCTTATCACCTTCTGTTGAATCAATAGTAATACCAGCACCATCTACAGCGGCATCATTTCCATTTCCTTTCGCAATCTCAATATTCTTATCTTTAACAGTTAAAGTTGTACTATCTATAGTTGTTGTAGTTCCAGAAACAGTTAAATCACCTGGTATTGTTACTAAACCAGCAGAACTAATAGTTAAACGACCAACTCCTCCTGTACTAAGAGTTAAAGTATCTGATCCACCGCTAATTCCTGTATTTGTATCAGAGCTAAAACTAAAAGCGGGTGCAGAAGCACTTCCATCGGGTGCTTTGCTTAATAAATCTGCATAAGTTATCTTTTTATTTTTATCAGTACCACTTGAACTTTGATCAATTATTGGAAGAGTATCTGTACTGGCTGGTGCAGTTAAAGCTGTAAATTCTGATATTTTGCGGTTTGTCATAATTAAAACTTAATTACATACATTAGAGCATAGTTTTTAACACGAACTTCAGTCCCACCATCATTAGAAATAGTAATGCCAGTTGTTTCAGTTGAAGTTTTTCCTACATCTGGTTCATCAGATTTACTGACTATATTATATGCTTCATTTAAGTTACCAGCACCTGTGCCAGATGCGGGGAAGTTGCTGCTAGTTAAAGTACTACCAAATCGTGACTCTCCACTATTACCTGACCTAAACGCATGATGGAAGTGACCTGAGTCTGTAATGCTATGGTTGTGAGATTTATTTTGATCTGATTGACTCGAAGCAAATGATCTACCGCTATCAACTCCAGCACTATTATCCCAACCTCTTACAAATTGGCCTCTAAGATCAGGAAGATTAAAGGTAGAAGATCCATCTCCAGATCCCCATGTTGTTGAAATTGTCGCAAATAAAGTAGCGTATGTTGACCTACTAACGGCAGCACCATTACATTCTAAAAAACCAGTAGGAACAGTAGTCGTAGCTAAATTAAATACAGAACCGACAGGAACACCATTAGCAAGTTCTCCCCAAGCTGATCCGTTATATCCTTCAAAAGAAGTTGTAGAACTGTTAAATCTTATTTGACCTGTAGCTGCTGTTGGTCTTTGGATAGTTGTACCACTTGGCAGTTTCAAAGCTCCTGTACCACCCATTACAATATCACCAGCAGAATCTACTGATCCTGTGAAATCTGGAGATGCTTTTGTTGCTAATCCAAAATTATTAGTATGTGCAGCATCCGTTAGACTTCCTAAAACTAACCAGCCATTATTAGCAGAGTTTCTTATTTTTAATAGATTATTTGC